TTAACTCCGCTACAGACCTTGTTGGAAACGTAAGTTCAGGTGATCCAAAATCAAGCGTAGGATCAAAAGGTGACTATGCCATCGTCACTGCTAGAACATCAAATGATGTTTACTACAAAAACGCAGATAACGTTTGGGTTAAAGTAGGTACAACTACAAGTGCAAATGTTGCAAGTGCATCAGGAAGCACATTTACTTCAGACAGTTGGGCATCAAGTTGGCCAACTATCCAAGCAACAGTTGCTTCACCAACTTTATCATCAGGTCATGCTGTAAATATTAATGGAACTAGTGTTACAATAAGTGGTACTACTGTATCAGATTTAGCAACAGCAATTAATGCGGCAAGCATTACAGGTGTTGCGGCTAAAGTAACGGCAGGTGGAATTTTAGAAATTTACACAGATGGAACTTCAAGCACAGACGGTACAACAGACGACGGAGCAATTATTATTGCAGATGCTACAGGTGATAACATCTGTGACAGCCTAGGTATTGTTGAAACTTACTATGCTGGTCCAGAAGTACAAATTAGCAAACACTCAAGTGTTCCTACTTGGAAGTCGACTGATACATTAACTGTAGCAGGCACTTCACACAGTGGTAACAGACCAACAGGTAGTGTATGGTTTAAAACTTCAGTACCAAACCTAGGTGTAAAACTTACTACAAAAGTATGGAATGATACATTAGGTACATGGACAAGTGTAAACACACCGGTCTACAACACAAGACAACAAGCAGTTTATGAAATTGATTCAACAGGTGGAACACAGATTCCAGCAGGAACAGTTTTTGCTCTTGCAAACTACACAGGTAGAGCAACAGCAGACGATTCAACAACAGGTGTTGAAGAATTAGTAAACTTTAAATTATACAGACGTGTTACAAGTTCACCAACTACAGTTACAGGTCAAGAGCAAGGTGCAAATCCAACTGTATCCGCAGGTTCGTTTACAATGGCAGAAACACTTGCTAACTCAGATGAATTTAATACTGCACAAAGTATTAGTGTAAGTGGTACTACTGTAGAAGACGTTGCAACAGCAATTAGCAGTAAAGGATTTACTAATATTGTTGCAAGCGTATCAAACGGCTTCCTAACTATTTCACACAAACTAGGCGGCGAAATTAAAATTACTGACACTTATGGTTTATTTGCAAGTGCAGGATTTACTGGTTGGTCAAGAAACAGTGCAACTGGTGTAGAAAGCGGAACCGCTAACTTCTACACAGCAGGTGCAGACGATGACAACACATTTGTTATCTCTAACTGGAAACCACTAGTATACCAAGCAAGCGATGATGCTCCAACAGCAACTCCAGCAGACGGAACATTATGGTATGACACTACAGTTGATGAAGTGGATATCATGGTAAACGACGGATCTAAATGGGTAGGTTATCTAAACTACACACCATATGCTGGTGCAACTGATCCTAATGGTCCGATTGTAAGTGCTACAGAGCCTAAGAAAACAGGCGGACAAAGTGATAACACAGATTTAGAAGAAGGTGATATTTGGGTTGATACTTCAGATGTTGAAAAGTATGGTCAAAACGTTTATCGTTGGGACAACACTGCACTTGAATGGGTAGCAATTGATGTTACTGATCAAACAACAGAAGATGGTATTATTTTTGCAGATGCACGTTACGGTTCAAGTGGTGCAACTGGAGATACTAAAGCAGATATCGACGATCTTCTAAGCACAAACTATGTTGATCCAGACTGTCCGGATCCAGCACTTTACCCACGTGGTATGTTGCTATGGAACACAAGACGTTCAGGTTTCAATGTTAAGAAATTTGTAAGAGGACATGTTGACATTACAGCAAACAGTGGTAAAAACACTCGTTACTTAGACGAAGCAATGACTTCATACAAAACAAATCGTTGGATTGGTTGGAACACAACTAAATCAGATGGTTCAGGATTATTTGGTAGACACGCTCAACGTGCAACAGTGGTTGCGGCAATGAAAGCAAGTGTAAATGCAAACGAATTGCTACGTGACGAAGAGACACGTAACTTTACATTGTTAAGTGCTCCAGGTTATCCAGAACTTACAACAGACTTAATTAACTTAAACGTTGATAGAGGTATTACAGGATTTGTGGTTGGAGATACTCCATTTAGACTACGTCCTACTGCTACTGAGTTACAAAACTATGGTAACAACACAGCAAGTGCCGCTACTGACGGTGAAGAAGGACTTGTAAGTTATGATGAATACATGTCGGCATTTTATCCATCAGGACTAACAACAGACATTAATGGTAACAACATTGTTGTTCCAGCATCACACATGATGCTACGTACTATTGCAGTAAGTGATGCAGTTTCTTATCCATGGTTTGCTCCAGCAGGAACAAGACGTGGTGGCATTACTAACGCATCAGCAGTTGGTTACATTGACGGCGAAGGTGAGTTTAATGCTGTTGCATTGAATGACGGTGTTCGTGAAACAATGGCTGGTGTTAAAATTAACCCACTAACATTTATTACTGGTAGTGGATTGGTTAACTTTGGTCAATATACAAGAGCAAGAAACGCAAGTTCATTAGATAGAATTAACGTTGCACGTTTAGTTGCTTATCTAAGAAGACAGTTTAGTTTGCTTGGTAAGCCGTTTATGTTTGAACCAAATGATAAAATCACACGTGATGAGATCAAGCAAGCAATGGAAAGCCTATTATTAGAACTAGTAGGACAAAGAGCAGTTTACGACTTCCTAGTTGTATGTGATGAAACAAACAACACACCAGCAAGAATTGATCGTAATGAACTCTATGTTGATGTTGCAATTGAACCAGTTAAGAGCGTGGAATTTATTTACATTCCATTACGCCTAAAGAACACAGGCGAGATAGCAACTTTGGGCAATCTATAATGGTGATAAATAACTATATACAAGGAGCAAATTAGATGGCTATTTCAAGTTTAAGTAAATTTACAGTTCCGTTGGCAAGTGACCAGTCAGCAAGTTCACAAGGCTTGTTGATGCCGAAACTCAAGTATCGCTTTAGAGTGAGTCTTGAAAACTTCGGCGCAGGTGCACCTAACATCGAACTAACAAAACAAATTATTGATGTTACAAGACCAAATGTAAACTTTGAATCAATTGCGATTGATGTTTACAACTCAAAAGTTTACTACGCAGGTAAACACACATGGCAACCAATTACAATCACAATACGTGATGATGTAAACAATGCTGTGAGCAAGAGTGCTGGTCAACAGTTACAGAAACAGTTCGACTTCTTCGAACAATCAAGTGCGGCAAGTGGTATCGACTACAAATTTAAAACTAGAATTGAAATTTTAGATGGTGGTAACGGTGCTAACAGTCCAAGTGTACTTGAAACATTCGAACTAGTTGGTTGTTTCGTACAAGATATTAACTACAATCAATTGAGTTACGGAGATTCAAATCCGGTTGACGTTACTATGTCAATTCAATACGATAACGCTATCCAAACTAATGGTGCTGGTCAGCCAGAAGGTATTGGTACAGCGATTGGTAGAACAATTAGAACCTTAGCAACAGGTTAAGGGCATAAAAATAGTCATCTGTTTTAATGGTCGGAGACGTAAAAATCTCCGACCTTTTTTTATGAATAAATAATAGTATGGCAAAGTTAACTAAATTTCTAGGATCAGTAGCGAACGGTATATTTGGCAGTCAAGGAGACATGCGTGATTACCAACATGCGGCAAGGTTGTTCACAGACAACTTTATGCGTTTATCTCCAAAAGTAGAATTTTTATATCATGTATATCTAGATATTAATGATAAAGCAATTAGAACACCTAATCCTTTTTATGGATTCAATGAAGCAGAAGCAAGAATTGAAACTGGTATGCTTGTAAAGGGTTTTAATTTACCCGGCGTTACTGTTAATACAGAAACAAAAAATCAATACGGTAAAAAGACAAACATTCAAACTGCAATACAGTACAATCCAGTTACAATGACGTTTCATGATGATAACAATGGATTGATTGGAGGACTTTGGGAACAGTATTTCAAGAGTCAGTATGCTGATAGTCAATTTATTGATTTTTTACAAATTGAGCCAACTTACAATTCACAAAAGTCTACAACTGAAACAATTGATGTAGGAGTAGGCGGAACAGGACAAGGAAGAATAACCGCAGGTACTAAAACCACAACGACATCAACTAAACAAACAGGATTAAAATTTGGTTTTGACAATTATAAAAGTGTAAGATTTTTTAACAATATTAAACTATATCAACTTAGTAAAAAAAGATTTTTTGAATTTACATTAATCAACCCTATCATACAACAGTGGACACCGCCTAACATGAGCAGTGCAAGTAGTAATCCTGCTGAAAATCAAATGGTTGTAATATACGAAGGAATTAAGTATGCAACCGGCCGGATCAGCACAGAGACTGTAAAAGGATTTACAGCCTTGCATTACGATAATATTCCTTCACCGTTAGGATCAGGAGCCGCTGGACTATTTGGCCAAGGCGGAGTATTAGCCGGAGGTTTAGATGTAGTTGGCGATGTGTTACAGGGAGACATTTTTACAGATCCTTTTGCACTACTAGGAACTGCAATCAAAGCCAAACGTACATATGACGGAGCCAAACAATTATCAAGCGAAGGTATAAGAAACGAAGTAACAGGTATTGTAACAAGAAGTGCTACAAACGCGGCCAACAGAACTATTACAATGAGCGGGTTTGATACTGTTGATGAAACATTTGCTACTCCAGCAAATCAAAAACAAACAGTTGTATACAATCCAGCACAGAAGATTGACAATCAACAAGGCGCCAGCGACGGCGGCACAGGTGAAAATAGTGATACTAGCGAAAAGTAAAAAATTATGGCAATAACATATTCAAACTTACCAATTCCAGACAAGAGCATTCAAAAAGATAGCAGTGACAACACTATTAAATTTTTTGATGCTTACAATAAAAAACAATTACAGTTTAAAGCAAGTGAAAGCGATGCGGTGATTTCCTTCTTTACAGGAAGAGGAATGGAGTCAAATGCCGCAAGAAGTACAGCACTAATTTTTTTAACACAGTGTAAACTTGATGGTGTTAATCCATTACAACTTTTAGATCAACTAAAAGAAATAGATAGTGTAAAACTAACAAACGCAATAGGCCAAATACTTAATATCAATAGATTACCAACTAGTGGTCTTGGAACTGCACAAGAAGAAGTTGAAGAAAATACTGCTAAGAGGAACATCATTGCATAATGGCACGTTTAGGAAATTTTGCCCGTGGCAAATATGATCTAAAGAATCCTGACAAGTATATAGGAACAAAAACTCCTATGTATAGAAGCAGTTGGGAATGGCACTTTATGAAAATGTGTGACGAACATCCTGCTGTTGCTAAATGGGCTAGTGAAAGTATTAAGATACCTTATAGAAATCCTCTAGATGGCAAATACACAATTTATGTTCCAGATTTTTTTATTGTATACAGCAATAAGTCTGGAAAAACACGAGCAGAGATAATTGAAATCAAACCAGAAAATCACACAGTTAAAGAAAGTGTTGGTAAGAGTGCATACAATCAAGCCAACTATATTAAAAACAAAGCAAAGTGGGAAGCGGCCGCGAAGTATTGCAAACAACACGGTATACAATTTAGAGTAATAACCGAAAAAGATTTATTCCACCAAGGCAAGAGAAGATAAGTATTATTATGACAAAGAAATTAGAAGAACTACTAGATTTACCTGAAGTTAAAGAGACCATGGAGCAGGTTGAAAAGCCAGAGCCTTCAAAAGAAGTCAGAAAAGAAACGGTCAACCTTGAGCGTAGTATAGCAGAATTTGATAAAATATCTGCCGCTTTACCTATGGTTAAAGGACTTGGAGAATTAGCAGATAAAGAACTTGACGATCTAGCAGAAAAAGCAAAACAATCATATGAAGATCTAATGGATTTGGGCATGAATGTAGAATCACGTTATGCGGGTCGAGTATTCGAAACAGCAAGTAATATGCTTAAGAATGCCATCGAAGCAAAGAGCCAAAAACTAGATAAAAAGTTAAAAATGGTAGAATTGCAACTTAAAAAGCAAAATTTAGATCAAAAAGCAGGCGAAAACGTTGATACAGTAGATGCTGAAGGGTATGTTGTAATGGATCGCAATGCCATTTTAGAACGTATTTTAAACAAGGATCAAGATAAATAAACGTAGTTAAAGGAGAATATAGATGGCAAGCATGTTTAAAAAATATCTAGCAGAAGCCGCAAAACAGTATGATTTTATCATCAAGGTTGCAGGTCCGTTAGATGAAAATTTTGAAGAAAGTTTAGAAGTAGCACTTAAGAAATTTGATGTTGCTAATCTTACTGCGGGTAAGAAAACTCCAATTCAAAATGTGCCTTTAGATTTTCCAGATTTAAGTAACACAGAAGTTACAGTTTTTGAAACAACATTAAACTACCCAACTACACAGTTTGAACTAAGAAATTATCTTGCAGATGTTTTGAATACACAACAGGATTTTATCCGTGTACGCAGACCAGGTGAACCGACTGAAGAGTATCAAAAAGAGCCAAGCGATAAGCCGTATGAAACAAAACTTACAGACGGTGAATATAAAGATGCAGAAGCAGTTGATAAAGATGCGTTGGTTGTTACTGAAAAAGGTAAAGAGACATTTTTACAGCAATTAGCAAAAGAAGCAAAAGAACGTCATCAAGGAGACGAATAATGGCATCATATGAAATGATCGACGTACTACAGCGTTTAAGAGAATTAGATGAAAAAAATCCTAATGTGGTAACTGACGCAGTAGACAATACAGAAAAATTTAATCCTCCAGTCGAAGAAGCAAAAAAAGCAAAACCTGATTTTCTTGATGTAGATAAAGACGGCGATAAAAAAGAGCCAATGAAAAAAGCAGTCAAGGATAAAGAAAAGAAAAAAGTAGACGAGTCTATTACTATTAGTGCTGACTCTCCTGAGGACTTACCAATCATTGCACAAATAATGAAACTTGCAGGCATGCAACCTGTAACACCAGACATGATGCCTGAT